AGAGCGCGCTGGTCGCACAATCCAATCAGCAATCGACATCAACAGAGCTGCTTCAGTTGCTTCTGCTACTCCAATGTCTAGCGGAATCCTAAAGAATACAGGCGCAGACCTACCAGCCAATGAAGTCTCAGGACTTCTTGCAGCATGGAAGCGCAGCCGTCAGAATAACTCTACTGCTTACCTAACATCTACTCTTGAGTTCCAGTCCACACAGTTCTCACCTAAAGACATGATGTACAACGAGGCAATTCAGAACCTTTCAACTGAAATTGCCCGCGCTATGAACGTGCCAGCGTATTACTTGTCAGCAGACCAGAACACCACTATGACTTATGCCAATGTCCAAGATGAGCGCAAGCAGTTCTATGCGCTATCTATCGAGCCTTACATTCAGGCTATTCAGGCACGTCTTTCAATGGATGACATCTCTACATCTGGACATGAAGTCCGCTTTGCAGTCTTTGACACCTTCCTAAAGAACGATCCTTTAATTGAACTTCAGGTTGTTGAGAAGCTCCTCACTCTTGGACTTATTACAACAGAGCAAGCGATGGAAATGACAGACTTAACTCCTAACGGAAGCGAAGGAATCTAATGGATCAACTAATAATCGAAGCATCATCAATCGAGTGCTCTGAGGAGCGCCGTGAAATCTCAGGCAAGATTGTGCCAATGGGTACAGGCGAGATTGGCAACACCAACATGGGCGGCGTTGTATTCGAGGCAGGGTCAATCGACATTGCTGACGTCTCCAAGATTAAGTTGCTTTCACAGCACGACATGAAGAAGCCAGTTGGTCGCATGATTGCGGCAGAGACTCGCGCAGACGGTATCTATGCAACCTTCAAGCTCTCACGCTCTACAGGCGGCAACGATGCTCTTATTCAGGCTCAAGAAGGACTTGTTTCAGGTCTTTCAGTAGGTGCAGAAGTAATCGCATCAAAGCCATCACGCGATGGACACATTATTGTCTCATCAGCACGTCTCAAAGAAGTTTCTCTAGTTACTGAACCGGCTTTCAAGTCAGCTCAGGTACTTGAGATCGCAGCAGAGGAATCACTCCCTGTTGAACCAATCCAACCAGAAAGCGAGCCACAAGTGGAAGAATCAACCACTCCGGTAGAAGCTCCAGCAGTTGAAGCAGCAGCAATCGAAGCGGCTCGCCCAACAGTTGTTGCGAATCTCCAAGTACGCGAGCGCACAGCTCCAATCTCATCAGCACAATACCTCGAAGCATCAATGAAGGCAGCACTAGGCGATGACGAAGCTCGTCGCACAGTACGCGCAGCTGATGATTCAACATCAACAAACACAGGTTTGACACTCCCATCACACCTCAACACATTCATCACAGACACATTCACAGGTCGCCCAGCGTTTGAAGCAGCTACACGCGGCTCACTTGCAGGCATCGATGGAATGTCATTCACAGTTCCACGCCTTTATACCAACGCTTCATCTGCTGACGTTGCTCCAACAGTTGCAGATACAAACGAAGGTGCAGCACCATCTGAGACAGGCATGACATCTGCTTATGACACTATCTCAATCGAGAAGTTTTCCGGACTCCAGAGAGTAAGTTTTGAGCTCGTAGATCGCAGCTCACCTGCGTTCATGGAACTCATGATGGCAGAACTTCGCAAGGCATACGAGAAGGCTACAGATGCAGCACTCCTCGCAGCTTTCGTTGCTAACGGAACAGCAGCAGCAACAACAGCAGCAACAGCAGCTGGACTCCAGTCATTCATCTCTGTAGAAGGCGCAGCCGCATACAAGGGTACAGGCGGAGACTTTGCTAACAAGCTAGTTGCATCAACAGATCAGTGGGCTGCAATCGCAGGATACGCAGACACAACAGGTCGCGCATTGTACTCAGCACAGGGTGCAACACAGAACGCATCAGGCAACGCAGTAGCGACTTCAGTCGTTGGTGGCGTACTTGGTACAGACCTCATCGTTGATCACAACATCTCAACTTCAGGAATCGTTGATAACTCAGCATTCCTAGTTGCTCCTTCATCTGTTTACACATGGGAGTCACCAACAACACAGCTTCGCGTCAATGTTCTTACATCAGGCGAAATTGAAATCAACCTTTACGGTTACCTCGCTATCTACCTTGCTAAGTCAGGTAAGGGCGTACGTAAGTTCAACCTTACATAATAGCAACACCCTAAGTCGCTTAAGGGGGCTGCCGGAGCCCTTGCAGTCCCCTTAAGTCTTTAGAAAGGATAACAATGAGCATCACAACAGTTGCAGAACTTCGCACCGCTTTAGGTATCGGAACTCTTTACACCGATGCCGTATTGCAGTCCGTCTGCGATGCTGCTGATGATGTCATGTTGCCTTTTCTATGGACTAACACGACTCCAATCGTAGGACACAGCAACACAACCAACACAGGCACTTCTTACTTCAATGACTATGTGCAAGATGTCTTTTATGTTGGTCAGACCGTAAACATCACAGGATGCGGCACTAAGCACAATGGCAACAAGACAATCACCGGAGTAGGCGAGAAGCAGATTAGTTACGCCATTACTGGCAATAACAACACTCCAGCAGTCTTCCATCCAATCAATCCTTACGGCAAACTCTCAGCTGATACTTATGTCGATTACACAACTATTCCAGCAATCCAAGAGGCAAGCCTCATGATTAGCGTTGCAATCTGGCAGGCTCGTCAAGCTCCAACCGGACAAGGCGTGAGTATCGATGGATTCGCCCCAAGCCCTTACACGATGTCTAATCAACTCATGGCTCGCGTACGTGGCTTACTTGCACCATATTTAAGCCCTAACTCAATGGTGGGCTAATGCCAGCGATTACCACCCTACGATCTAGCATTGCTGCGGCTCTTACTGATAACACCAAGTGGTCAGTATTCTCCTACCCGCCAGCAAGCCCTATTGCTAACTCTGTAATTGTCAGTCCTGCTGATCCATACATCACTCCAACGAATAACGATTACACCTCAATCGCGCCTCTTGCTAATTTTTCACTTAATATCCTTGTGCCTTTACTCGATAACCAAGGCAACCTTGCAGGCATCGAAGATGACATCGTGCGAGTCTTTCAGCTCTTGGAAGCATCAAGCATTGTGTTCAACGTAGGAAGCGTGAGCGCACCAGCGGTTCTCAGCCTTCCTACTGGAGATTTGCTGAGTTGTACAATACAGGTCAGCACCCTAACGGAATGGAGCTAATCGATGAGCGATTGGACAAAGGAGCAAGCCGACTTTCTAATCAAAATCGGTCAAGTTCCACCAGCAGCACCAGCACCAAAACCAACTACTAAGAAAGATGAGGAATAACTGAAATGGCAGTATTCTTAAATAACGGCGTTGTACTGACAATCAATTCAGTTGATCTCTCAGACCACGTTACAGCAGTAACAATCAACCGTTCATTCGACGAGCTCGAAGTCACAGCAATGGGTGATAGCGGTCACAAGTTCGTAAAGGGTCTTGAGGCTTCATCAATCACAATCGACCTACTCAATGACACAGCTACATCAGAGGTTCTACAGACACTTCAGGCTGTATGGGGAACGAACACAACAGTAACAGTCAAGCAGACTTCTGCCGTTGTATCTGCAACTAACCCTCTTTACACAATGACATGCCTTATCAACAACACAACCGACATTAACGGTTCTGTAGCTGACATCGCAATGCAGAGCCTTACATTCAATGTATCCGGTACAATCGCCGTAACAACCGGCGCGTAAAAGGAGACAAGGGCTATGGCAAAGTTAAAAGTTACAAGGGCAGATAATTCAGTACAGGAGTTTGAGATAACCCCACTACTGGAATATAGCTTTGAACAGTATGCCAAGAAGGGCTTTCACAAGGCACTCATTGAGGATCAGAAGCAATCTGATGTTTATTGGTTGTGCTGGGAAGCAATCCGTCGTTCAGGTGAAACGGTCAAACCCTTTGGGGAACAGTTCTTAGAGACCTTGAAGTCAGTTGAGGTTTTAGAGTCTGACCCTTTAGGGTAGATCGGAACTCTCTCACCTATCTCGCAGCTAGGCTTAGTTACGAGTATGGAGTTCCGTTTCAAACTATTGTTGAACTTCCGGCGATAGCGTTTAAGGCACATATTGAAGTTCTTAAGGACATAGCGAAGGAGCGAAGCGATGCCAGTCGAACTAGACAACGCCGTAGCTCTTAGAAAAGCAATGCGCCAATACACTCCTGATTTAGCCAAAGAAACCCAAAAGGAAATTGCACTCAACTTGCGCAAGGTAGTTACTCGAGCGCGAGGCTTTGTGCCTTCTGCTTCACCTTTAAGCGGCTGGGCTAACCCTGTTGGCGAGTGGGAGTATCGAGCTTTTAATCAGGGCATTATGAAGCGCGGCTTGGGTTACTCAGCTACTCCCACCAAGCCAAACAAGCGAGGATTTAGAAGCCTTGCAACAATCTTTAACAAGTCTGCTCCGGGTGCTATTTACGAGACAGCAGGTCGCAAGACTCCTCAAGGATTACCACCTACTCAGCCAGTTAAGAAATACCGCAATGGCAAGTTCATTACTGAGCGAGCTGGTGGCAAAGAGTTTAACAAGTCTGCTAATCCAAACGCAGGTCGCCAGTTCATCGATGCCTTGCCACCTCTTGTTGATAGCCAGCAATCCAATAGTGCGGGGCGTAGAACTCGCAAGACTAAGGGTCGCTTGATGTTTAGAGCATGGGCTGAGGATCAGGGCAGAACCACAGCAGCAGTTGTAAAGGCTATTCAGTCTGCTAATAACACAGTTGTAGTCTTAAGCAAGGGCGCTGGCAACAAGACATTTAGAGCAAGGAGTAAAGACTAATGGCAGGTATGACAGATCTAGCAATCCGCATTGCCACCACTCTTGACTCAACAGGTCTTAACAAGGCTGACAAGGGCGTAAACAAGCTCAACAGCACAGTTAAGAAACTAGGTAGAACCCTTGGCTTAACCCTTGGCGCTGCCGCTATGACAGCCTACGGCAAGGCAGCAGTTAAGGCTTTCGCAGCAGATGAAGCAGCAGCTCGCAGACTTGCTGGGGCAGTAGATAACCTTGGGCTCTCATTCTCTCAGGCTAAAGTCACAACCTTTATTGCTGACCTAGAACAGAGCGCGGCTATTGCCGATGACATTCTTAGACCAGCTTTTCAATCATTACTGACAACCACAGGATCACTAACTAAATCTCAAGAGCTTCTCAACAATGCAATCCAAATCAGCCGAGCAAGTGGGGTCGATTTAGCTACAGTCGCAACAGATTTAGGCAAGGGTTATGTAGGCATTACTAGAGGCTTGATTAAGTACAATTCAGGATTAACCAGAGCAGAGATTACAACCAAGTCATTTAATGAAATTTTGGGTGTACTGCTTGCTAAGTCTGCTGGTCAGGCTCAAGACTATTTAACAACAACCTCTTACAAGATGGAAGTTCTATCTGTTGCAGCAGGTAACGCACAGGAGATTATCGGAGAAGGCTTGATTGATGCCTTTGCTCGCGTAGGCGGCG